CGCCGCGCGCAGCTTCTCCCGCACCTCCGGCCGATTCATGGCCGCGCGCAGCTTCTCCCGCACCTCCGGCCGATTCCAGGCCGCCTTTTGCGCCGCGCGCAGCTTCTCCCGCACCTCCGGCCGATTCATGGCCGCGCGCCGCTTCTCCCGCACCTCCGGCCGATTCATGGCCGCGCGCAGCTTCTCCCGCACCTCCGGCTTCGCATACCTCCGAAGTTGGCCCTGCGATCGCTTACTCTCCACCCCGCACCTACCCTTCCACCTGCGCCGGCGCCCCGCACCAGGGGCAATTTATCGCTTCGGCCTGCTGCTCTTCCTCGGGAATAAACGTCATCCACTCGTGCTGAAATACTCCATCACATCGCCACCGCAACTCCCGCAGCCGCCCAGCCGTCTTCCTCACTTTTTTTCCAGCGATCGCGGCGGTTAACGCCACTAGCTCTACCGCGCTCGGTAGCCATTTCGCCTTCGGTTTGCCGTTCAGATCCAGCGCCGGATCGGCATCCCACGCCGCCAGCGCAGCCTCCACGTCCGCGATGTCAAACCCGCTAAGCCGCAGGAACCACTCCTGCCCCTCCGCTTGGTTCGGCCGCAGCCGCCGCTTGCGGCAGGCCCGCACATACACTGCCTCGAGCTGCTTCAGCGTCATGCCGGGCCCTCCAGATGAAATTCAGCCGCCTTCTTCCAGCGCCCGTCCTCGATCCACAAAAGCCACTTCTGCGGACCCTCTTCCGCTGCCGCCTGCATCCGCTCAAGCAACCGATCTGCCGCCGTCGCGGCCTCACATTCCTCCTCGCGCGCTAGAATTATCAGCGCCGCCTCGACCTTCCGCAGCAAGGCCACCCCATAGGCAATCCCCGCCCCATCCAGTACGCCGCACGCCAAGCCCCGCCACTCACTGTTCCCTGTGGTTCCCACGAGTCGGGTCATGTGCAGCTCGCTTGCAAGGGGGGTAGGGGGGATCCCCGTATCTGCATCTGCATCTGCATCTGCCTGGGTAACGTTCGGGGGAACAGCGTCACTTTTTGGTATTCCGTTACGGTTGTTCGGGTGAACACTGTCACTGTTCGGCGTAACGTTACGCCTGTTCGGCGTAACATCTTGGCTTTCCAGTTTACGTCTTTGCCTTAAAAGCCGCATCCGATCCTTGGCCTCGTAGTCTTTTTCCCGGTAGGCCATGTAGTTCAGGATCAGGTAACCGCCGTCGACGCGGATCATGCGCCGGCCGCCAAACCCCTTACTCCGGCTCTCGTCGTCAGGATTTCCAAGGGCTCGCAACGCGGCCATTCCCGGTTCGGGATCGGTGTGCGACATGCGGATGATGCCCACGCCGGCCGCAGCGCAGAACCCGTACCACCCCGAGGGCGCCACAAAGCCGGTCAGCTCCAGGCTGTCGACCTCGATCTGCGACTGCGGCTCCTTGAACTCCTTCGGCTCCGCCATCAGGAGCGCCGTCAGAAACACGTCACACTGGTCCCGCTCCATCCAAAGCGTGGAGCGCAGGATCCCAGTATCCAGCTTTACAAACGGCATCGCATCAAGCCCTCTTCGCGCCAGCGCCGATCGGGCGCAACATTAGCCTCCGTGCTTCGTCGCAGGCGCAGGCATCGAGTTGGGTCAGGAACGTACCGGTCAGCCGCCGCCGCAGTGGCCTCAGATTGAAATGTAGACCCGAGGACCTCATCAGTACAACGTAGCGCAGCTTGCGCGGATCAATCTGTGCATGAGGTCCGCGGACGCCCATCTCATCTCCAGGATTCAAGGTGAAAACCGGAACCTATCCCTTCTAGCACCAGAGCCTCAGAGAATCCAGAGCCTTTCCCTGTGCAAAACCGTCTGTTTCTGTGGAAAACCCTCAAAAACCCAGCGCGGGCGCGGCCAAAAATCATTTACGAATCGGCAGCGGAGTCGGAACGCGGTAAAAACCGCCAGAAATGCCCCAGGACGCGCCGCGGTGACCGGGGGGTCGTGAGGAGCGTCTGGGCCGCCATCGCGCGCAGGGCGCTATAGCAGGACGCGGGCGCTGGCTGGTTTAAGCAGGCCTCCCATCGCCGCAAGCCACAGATCCGGAGCGGGCCGAAAAGTTTTTCGCGTTGAAAAAATTTTGGGGCAACCCAAACGGAAATCCAGCAGCGCTGCCCATACCCCCTCTGCCGGGGGATAGGTACTTTCAGTTTGCCACCCGGCCTCTGCAAGGTGTGCCACCCCCAGGCAGGGCTGGAGTCCCAAGCCGCCGCCGCGCCGCCGATCCAGAACGCACGCGCCAGCCAGCTCCGAGCCTTGGGACCAGCGCCTACGCCCACGAGCCATGCCGCTTGTCGCGCAATTCAGGATTGGTCGGCAACGCCGGCCACCTAGCCGCACGCGCCCGCTCGATCGACTCTTTCCACCGGGGATTACCGGGTTTTACCACGCGCCCCAGCTTATTGCTCCACATGCCACGCGCACGCAGCGCCGCAAAGCCCGCCTTGGTGCGCTCGCTCGTGTTCCGGGCCTCCTGCTCCGCCATCGCCGCCATCACGTGCAGCACAAAGCGGTTCGCCGCCGGCATGTCGCAGCAGATAAAGTCCACGCCCGCCTCCATCAAGCCAGAGATGAAGTGCACATTTCGCGCCAGGCGGTCGAGCTTGGCAATCACCAGCGTAGCCTTGGCCCGCTTACAATGGGCCAGCGCCGCCTCCAGTTGCGGCCGGTTCGAGCCCTTGTTCTTACTGCCAGACTCCACTTCGATGTACTCGGTCAGCGGCTCATAGGCTGCAGCGACAGCCTTTTGCGCTTCCAGTCCCAGGCCGCTAACCCCTTGCTTTGGATCACTTACGCGGTAGTACGCAATCGTTTTCATGCCCCCACTCTAGCATCTGATCGGTCCCGTTCATAGATTCCAGAAGTAACGTTACCCACCTTCGTCCGTTTCGATCCCCCTTTCGTTCGCGCCGGATGCCCTTTTGTTTGAGTCAGATCCCCAGCCCGTGGGATTGCCCCGCGCGACCCGCCTCGCGCGCACGAGAGCGCCCCCTCCCCCCACCCCTACAACACGCCAAATCAATCACTTACAGCAACACACACGCGCACTTCACACTCACCTTCGATTTAATGCCATTTTTCTAATATCCGTCATATTCCTCAGTTACTTGCGCACGTTACTTTCGTGATCTTGCCTTTTTCCGCCCTTGTGCTATGCTTCCAATATCAACTGCAGCAACCAACTGCAAGGAGAGCAAAATGAACAACTTGAAGATACAGGAACTGCTCGTACGAGACACACGCGAAAGGGGCGCAATGAAAGAGACAATCACAACCCGCATACCGGATCGATGGCTGCAAGGCCGGTGCCTGTTTCTGGAAAGGCACTGTGGTTTCGATCCGCGTGCAGCGATAGAGCAAGCCATCTGCGATTGGAAAGAGCAAGAGAGACTGGAGGCAAACAGATGAAAGAGACAATCACCGCGCAGCAATACATCGATTTCCAAACCGCCTTCGATTTCTTCAATGGTCAACTATTTGCCGGATCGTTGCCGCAGCGGAGACTGACATGATCCACCGCGCCCTTCTACTCGCCCAATCCATCCGCAGCGCGGAGCTGGAGCTTGCCGCCTTCGAGCGGCGTTTAGCCCGCTTCCGCGCCGCCTGCGGCTTCGATCCCGCCGACGTGCTCGCCGACGTGGAGACCGCCGCCGCTTGCCTTCACACCCTGCGGCTCCAATATGCCGACGCAACCTCTGACGATTGATCTTCCCCGAGCCCGTCTCCTGGGCACGGGAAGCGTTCTCGGGTGGTAACCGGGACAGGCCGGGCGAAAGACGGCCGAAAGGAGCTTTATGATGGACCTCATCCTTTTTCTCGCCTTCCTCGTTTGCGTCGCGCTCTGCCGCCCCGCGCCCGACGTTATCGTGGACCCCGACGATCCGCCGATCTTCGACGACCGCCAAGACCGGAGGCGCTGATGCCGGCCAACATGGATCTCGTAGCCGAACTCGGCCACCTCGCCGCGGAAGCCGATCTCGAAGCTGCCCTGGAAACGCTCTCGCCGCTCGAACGCCTCATGGCGCGCCATCGCGCCATCTTCTATCGAGGTCTCCAGGCTCGCGTCCTTGCGTTCGCTCAAGTTTCCAATCTTCGCTTCATTGCCACGCAACCCCAGAAAGGATCGCTGCCGCCATGGCCAGAATCGTAGCCGTCGCCAACGACGATCCGGCCCTCACCCAGTGGGCGCGAACTGTGGATTGGAAATCTCTTTCGCCGCTCACCAAAACCGGCGTCGACAGCGACGGCAACCAATACACGCTCGCTGTCATCAACTCAACGCGCCGTCTCCGGCGCATCGCGGGCCTGGTCCTTGGTGCAGGTGCGGCCTGCGTGCAGGGGGGCAGTTGGGTGGGGCTCCGTCGCTGTGTCCCGCCGCGCCCGAGGTGCCGCCCGCCGCAAGTTCCTCCCGATCAGTGGGTACCCTCCGCCAATGAAGGCTGGAGGCCTTATCTCACAGCCACGCCCCAGCGTGATCTCGTTCTACAATTCCGCCGCGCCTACACTCCCGACAAACCGTTTACCGCGGTCCCTGCCGATTTGCCGCCAGAGTTCAACCTCACCAACCTCTACTGGCGGCTGACGGGGATTGCGAAAGCCCAACTCATAGCGTAAGGCTACGGTTCAACAGAGGAAAGATACAAAGTGATCATGCATATGCAGGCAGATCGGCAGAGCAACTTCCGTGAACGGTGCCTCAGATGAAAACCCCCGATCTCACCCTCGAAGCTGGCCTGCCCGCAGCCATCGACGCCGAAAAGACCATCCTCGGCGCCATCCTGCTCGACAACGCCGCCCACGCCGAAGCCGCCGAAGCCCTCCAGGCCGACGACTTTTCCGTCGATTCCCACCGGCGCATCTTCCTGCGCATGTCCGAGCTGGCCGATGCGAGTTCAGCAATCGACATCGTGACCCTCTCGAACGCGCTCACCCGCTACAAGGAAGTCGAAGCCGCCGGCGGCGTAGCCTATCTGGCCTCTCTCACCGAGGGCCTGCCCCGCCGGCCGGTGATCGAAGACTACATCCGCATCGTCAAAGACAAGGCACAACTCCGCCGCCTCATGGGCATCTGCTCGGCCGCCATCGCCAAAGCCGCCGACCAGAGCGAAGACGCAATCGGCGTGCTCGACGAAACCAGCGCCCAGCTCCTCGAGCTCGCCGACATCGGTCTCCAGCAAGGTCTCCAGCCCATCGATCAGATCGTCCGCGGATCCTTCGAGTCGATCGACAAGATTTACGAAAACCGCCGCGAAGTTACCGGGCTGCCCACGCAGCTTTACGAATTCGACAAAATGACCAGCGGCCTGCAGCGCGGCGATCTCATCGTCATTGCAGCGCGGCCATCCATGGGCAAAACCGCGCTCGCCATCAACATTGCGGAGCGCGCGGCCCTGCAATTCAACGCGGTTGTCGCCATCTTCTCGCTGGAAATGAACCGCGCCTCGCTCCTGCGCCGTATGCTGGCCTCGCAGGCCCGCGTCGACCAGCGCCGTCTGCGCGCCGGCGATCTCTCCCCCGACGATCGCGCGCGCCTCACCGACGCCCTGGCCACCCTGCTCGATACCCGCATCTTCATCGACGACGCAGCCGCGCTCGCGCTCTCTGAGATGCGCGCCAAAGCGCGCCGCCTCAAGCAAACCGCCGGCTCGCTCGACCTGGTGATCGTGGATTACCTCCAGCTCATGTCCGCTACGCCCTCCACGCGCGGCGGCCGCGGCTACGAAAACCGCGTGCAAGAGGTCTCGGCCATCTCTCGTGGCCTCAAGGCTATGGCGAAGGAACTGGATGTGCCGGTTCTGGCTCTGTCGCAGCTCTCCCGCAACTCGGAGCGCCGCGAAGACAAGCGCCCGTTCCTTTCCGATCTTCGCGAGTCGGGCTCCATCGAGCAGGATGCGGACGTGGTGGCCTTCATCCACCGCGAAGCCTACTACAGCCGCGACGACGATCTTTCGGCCGAAGAGCGCGCCAAAGCCGAGCTCATCGTCGCCAAACAGCGCAACGGCCCCACGGGCAGCGTCCAGCTTTACTTTCTGGCCGCGCTGTCCAGCTTTGAGAACCCGGCGCCGTAAGAGCAGGGAACAGGTTTCAGGGATCAGGGATCAGAAAAACCAATTTGTAATCCCACACGAAAGGCGTCCTGGCCGCAACCCTCATCCACTAACCCAACAGGAGGCAGCATGAACGCGAAAAGCCCCGGAGTGATCCGGGGCTTTTTGTCTGCCTGCTCTCTATTGGCTACTGGCTATTGGCTGGCACCAGCGGCCGCCACCGCTGCGCCCTTGCCGTCCACGCCGCCACATCCGGGCCGCCGATCCGCTCGTAGGCCGTAATGCGCCGCGTCTCAAAGGCCAGCAGCAGGCTGTTCGGATTGCAGGAGTTCGCCCCCGCAATGGTCAGGGGCCCCATGGCGCCATCCTCATCCAGGTAGACGGGTTCCGTCTGCGCCATCGCCGTCCAGCAGTCGTTGATCGCTTCCTGGAACAGCTTCACCGCCGCGCCGGCGCCTTCATTCACCGCCGCGTCACCCACGCAGTCCGCAACCACTTGGTTAGTGAGCTGCGCCAGCAGCAGCGGCGTCCAGAACTGCGCCTGGTAGAACTGCTGCACCGCGTAGCCGCGCGCCGCTTGCGGCAGTGAGGCAATGCGCGCAAAGTCCTGCGGAAAGCTGTAGGAGTTGATGCCGCTGATCGCCTGCGCCGACTCGCGCAGCAGATTGTCCGCCGCAATCGCGGCATTGTCTGCCGGGTTCGGCCGTTGTGGAACCGGATCCGCAACCACCGTGCACCGCCGCTGCGAGTCTTCCGATTCCATCAAAAAGTCATACGCCGGTCCAAACTGCGCCATCGCGCGGCCTCTCCCTGATCCCTAATCACTAACCACTGATCACTGTTTTTCACGGCCGGCGCTGCGTCCAGTGTTTTACCGCCGGCTTCTCAGTTCCGGCAGCGTTTTGAGCCGCAGCGCCCGCCATGATAAGCAGTTACTATTTGTTCTATGCCAGAAAGTAACTGCTTTTCTGTGGGGCCTTCCACCCCACTGTGCCGATCTGTCCCCGGCTCCTCCCAATTTCCACCCGCATTGGGCCCATGCGCGTCCGGCGCGTCCCGGTTATCCCTCGTTTCCACGTCGCGCGCTGCCATTGAAGCGCAGCACGTCGAGGCGTTTCACTGCCGACATCGCCGAAGGATCGTAGGCTACTCCACTCTCGAAGTAGCCGCTGGGAATCCCTGTCAGGTCGTCTGCACAAACGTGATGCCAGTGGGCAGCACAGGCGGCGCGGAGGGCTGGATGATCGCTGTCAGCGACCAGGACGGGTTGCTCGCGCTCGCCGCGGTGTAGCCGATCGCCAGCGGCGCCGTTGTGCTCTCCACCCATCCTGCCGGCAGCGGTACGGTCACAATCAGCCCCGTCGCGTCCACAGTGGGTACAACCGATGGATCGTTCGAGTTTACGGTAAAGGTTGCGTCTGCCAGCATGGTGGCGCCGTCCGGTGAAAGAGTGCCGGTGAAGACGAGGGTGTTTCCCCCAGTAGTAGGCAGCATAGTGATCTCCTTGAAGGTGATGCCTGTAGCCAGGCGAGGTTTCGGTTTCAGCTCGCGCCGGATCTCGATCAGTTCGTCGAGAATATGCTCGAGCAACTCTTCGCTGCGGTACATAGGGCCTCCAGCCTTAGAGGCTGCCGAACACCTTGCCGAGACCTACCGAAAAGATGAACCCGTGCGGGCTAGCCCCGAATCCCGGCGCATAGAGATAGCCCGCGCAAACAGGGGCGATGACTCCCGAGGAGCCGAGGTTGTAGGTCACGCAGCCGCGGAACTGTGCCGAGGCATTCTTGGTCGACGCATTCGTTGTGGTATTCAGCGCCCACCCTCCATCCCCGGCAAAGCTGAACGAAAAAGCATTCGTTGGGATCAGCGTTTTAGTAAAGAGCTTGCTCAGGTCGGGCGTGCACGCCGCGCCGCCATAGTAGCCCTGCAGGTTCACCGCCGGCGCCAGCAGCTCCGCGCCTTCGATCCCGCAGGTCTTGGTGATGTTCAGCGTCTCAGTCGTCAGATTGGCCACGGAACTGGTCTTGGCCAGGTCCACGTAGACGGCGTAGCTCGCCGGTGTAAAAGCCACGCCGGAGCTTGCCGCCGGTGCTGGCGCAGGCGTCGGCGCGGCGGTTTGCCCGCGCATCTGGGCAGGAAACACCAGCATCAGCGCAACCGCAAACACCAGCACTCCCACCTGGGTGGGAACTTTGGTGCCGCTGTCCTTCGCCAGGATGCACGCCACGCCGCCGAGCACGGCAATCGCCGTCACCAGCGCAGTATGCACGTTCACCCCGTAGAGCGATAGATTGTCGGAAATGGCGCCTGCCAGGCCCCCCAGCGTAGCGCCCACAATCACCAGCGCGCCAATGATCGTGGTCACATAATTCTTGAACGCCCGCTCAACAAAACCCGCGATCAACTTCTCGATCAGATTCATCTCAACCTTCCTTTCGGTGTTTTTCAGTAGATTCAGCATACCACTGCCCCGCAAAAACGCTCCCAACCATCAGCCATCGGCGCGCGCCGTCCACATTTCCATAAACCGTGCCGCCTCCGCACCCTTTGTCAAGCCCCGCGATGCAAATTTCCTTTTCACTGCATCGCATACAGTTTTCATCTGATACCTAACCCATGCTCGCCGAAGCCCCCGCGTAGGCGGCTGGCCACTATCTTTACGCCAGCAACTTCGCCACGATCGTTCCCGACCCTGCCGTCACTCCCGACTGATGGAAGCGGTAGAACCCCGGTGCCGGCGCGGCGAACTGCGTGGCTCCCACGGTAAGCTCGCCGGTGGCCACCGTCGCCACCGTGCCCACTTTTTCATACTCACCGTCGACATTATGGATCGCCCACTGCAGGTCCACCACTGCATCAGTGGGCAGCACGGGAAACTTCACGATCGCGCCCAGCGCGCCGCCGGCCGCAATCCGATCCGCGGCCAGAAACGCCGGCACGCTCGAGCCCGCGGCCACCGCCTCGGGAACCTCCGGCGTATCCACCACCGCGCTCCCGCCGTCCGTGGTCGCAGCCACGTTCGTCTGGCTCAGCGCGTAACTGATGGTTCCTACCGCCTGGCCGCCCACAATGCTGATGCTTACCGCCGTCAGCGGCGCGCGCGTCACGTTGAACTCGCCGCCCTCGGTCTGCGTATCGCGCACCGTCACCAGCGATCCCATCGCAGGAATCGGCCCGCGCGCCACCTGCACGTTCAGCGTGGCCACGTCGCTGGTCAGGCTCACCTCGCTCACCCACATCTTCGTGGTGGCCTGGTCCTGCGCATAGCTGCCGTAAAGATATTCCGGCGTTCCCGGCATCAAAGCCCGCACTTTTTGTCCCGGTGTGTTCAGATACGGTGGCATAGTCTCTCCTCGTTTTCCCTCTTCTTGCATTCCAAAATCTTCCGCCGTCTCCGGTCGCTCGACCCTGCGCCGCAACACAACAGCACGCAGCCAGCCGCCAGATACAGCCATGCAACGGCTACGGCAATCAACAGCACCCTCACTCCCAGCGTTGCGCCCATCGCTATCTCCGGATCGCTGCCATTATACGCCAAAGCCCTGGCTCGCCCGAGCGCAGCGGCCTCGTCAGTGGCCTCTTGCCTGCAGGATCAAAGCCACGATCCCGATCAGTAGACCCAAGATGCTGCTTGGTCCAAACAGCCAGATCAGCAGCGATAGCTGTCCCTCCCTACGCTGCGTCAGGGCTAGCAGCCCCTTATTGCCGTCGCCGTCACCGAAGACTGTTTTCATCAGCCTCTCCACGTCTTGTCCCGATACCGCCACATCGCCCGCAGTCAGCCCCAGCGGACACTCTGGAAGCGGGCACATCTCGCGCCCACTGTGTACCCTCTCGGACCCGTCGTTCATCCCAACCCCCAAGCATTGTTTCCCCGCCCCCAGCTTCATCCTCTTTGCGTCAGATCCAGCCGAACAACCACTCCAGGAGCTTTAGGATGTCGCTCCAGAGAGTGTGCCTGCCGCTAAAGGGCTTGTGGGCGTCCCGAAGTAGATTGCCGTCGGTGGCGCCAACGTCGATCCTTGCGTGCAGATGGCCGTGTAGCCGTAAGTGGTTCCGATGACGCCGGTGTTATCGGTGTAAGTGCCGCTCGCGCCAGAAATCGTGCCTAACTCCTGCCAGTTACTCGTGGCCAGAGTCACGGTGGCGCTGGTGCCCGTGGCGCGCCAGATCTGGCTGCCTGCGGCCGGCGATGGGCAGCTCACAGTCAGCATGGTGGATGGCGACGTGGGGGATGGCAAGCCGCTCAGCGTTTGTGAAATGGAGGCGGCGCTGAACAGCAGAAAGGCGCAGATTGCAAGAATGGTGTTTCGCATGATTTCTCCTCATGTGGTGGTTCCGGTTAGAGTTCCAGCGGGCAAAGGCGCCACCGGAACGGTTACGCTCGCCATATTGCTCGGGGCGCTCAAAACGCCCTTGGCGTCGACGCTTTCCACGATGTAGTCGTAAGTCCCGGCCGACTGGATGGTGGCATCGGTATAGGCAGTGGGCGTGAGCGCGAGCGGCGCGGCATTCAGCAGCGCGTACGCCGTGCTGCCATCCGGCGCGCGGTAAGCATTGTAGCCAGCGACCGGATCGGGCGAGTTCGTGGGCGCATCCCAGGTCAGGTTCACCTGGACCCGAGTAGCCGTCGGCAGCGCCGTCTGCGCGTGCGCGATGGCCCCGGCCAGCAATAGCCCAGCGATGATGCGGAGAATGCGCTTAAAAGTCATAATTCCTACCCCGCCCACACAAACGCACCGCCTCCGCCCACGAGATTGTTGATCGTGATCGTCATCGGCTGGTTCGCCTTACCATAAGCGTTGGTTGCCGTCACCACAAACGAGTAGCTCCCCGCCGTTGTCGGCGTGCCCGTGATGCTGCCCAAATCCGCTGAGATGCTATTCAGGCTAAGTCCGGGCGGCAGCGACCCGCTGTAAAGCGTATATGTCGTTGGAGGCGCGGCCGGACTCAAATCCCAGGTAAGCGAATACGCATTACCCACGTAGCCAATCGGCGGCGAGATGGTAGGCCACACCGGGGGATTTGTGTTGATCGCGCTCAAAACGGCATAAGCTACGAGCTTACTCACAGCTATACCTACCGGCGGAGCCAATACTCCGTAACCCACCAGCTTTGAGACATCCACGCCAGCCGGCGGAGCCAATACTCCGTAACCCACCA